AAGAAGAAGAAGAGGTAAACATTGATGAACTGTTAGCTGAAATTGAATCTGTAGATGAAGAGTACAAGTATGAAGAAGATGACAAAAAATCCAAAATGGAGGAAATGTCTAAAACATATGATGAAGATGATTCAAAAATGGAGGAAGCTGAAATAACAGAAGCTGATCTAGATGAAATGTACAAATCTTATGAAGAAGATGATAAGTCTATGGAAGAAATGTACAAAAAATATGGAGAAGAAACAGTCAAAGAAATCCTTGGATTTGGTAAAAAAGGAGCTGGTGGAACATCATTTGTTAAAGATTTCATAAAAGATAATTCAATGGAAATTGATAAAATTATGAAAATGGATGATAAAAAAGCTAGACTAGAAGCTGCTAAACCTTTAATTATGAAATTCATGAAAATGAACAGAGCTAAAATGGACCCATCAGCTATGAGAAGTGATGTTTCTGTTTTAAGAAACGCTGTTGAAGTAGGTGAATTAGGTGGAGCAACAAAAGGTACAGTATCAACTATGGAATCTCTTAAAAAAGATTTAAATGAAGCTCTTGAAGCTAATAAAGTTTTAACAGAAGAATTGAATGAAGTTAACTTACTTAATGCTAAATTACTTTATACAAATCGTATCTTTAAATCTAAAACTTTGACTGAAAGTCAAAAAGTAAAAGTTTTATCTACATTTGATAAAGCATCTACTGTAAATGAAGTTGAATTGGTTTATGAAACATTGAATAACACAACATTCAAATCAAGTAAAAAATCAATCAAAGAAAATTTAGGTAGTGCTTCTAGATCAGTAGGTACAACTAAAACAACAAAGCCAATTATTGAAACAAATGACGCTTATAAGCGTATGCAAGAATTGGCATTTTACAATGTAAAACATTAATTAATTATTTTTTAAAAACAAAACAATGTCAAACTTAAATTCATTATTAGAAAGTTCTGCTTCCGGATGGAAAAACATGCAGAATGAAGCAGCTATTATGGCTGACAAATGGGGGAAAACTGGACTATTGGAAGGTCTCAATAGTGAGGTTGACAAAAATGGTATGGCTATGATCCTTGAAAACCAAGCTAAACAGCTTGTAGTTGAGGCTAGTGCCAACACTACTGGTACTGGAGGAAGCTTTTCACAAGGAACAGGTGCTCAGTGGGCAGGTGTAGCTTTACCATTGGTAAGAAAAGTATTTGGTGCATTATCATCAAAAGAATTCTTATCAGTTCAACCAATGAACTTACCATCAGGTCTTGTATTTTTCTTAGATTTCCAATATGGAGATACTAGAAAAATCGGATTTGGTCCAGCAGGAGATGTATACACAGATCCAGCTTCTCTTTATGGTAACACAACATCATCAGCGGGAGGATCAGAAGATCCAACAGGTGGTCTTTATGGAGCAGGTAGATTTGCTTACTCAACACAACAAACATCATCAACAATAGCTGCTTCAGCTATTACAGAAGCTACAGCTTCTTGGTCAGATGTAAATTATGAAGCAGATAAATCAGCTTCAATTCATGCTGATGCCCTTACTAAAATTACAATAACAGGTCCTACAGGATTTGATCCAAAAGGTGTTAGAGCATTTGCTTTAGCTTCTGGTTCAACATTTGCAGCTGCTACTGAGGCACTTTTATTACCACAGTATACTACTACAGATGGAACAAATATTTCATTCATCTATAATGCTGCTGTTGATGCTGCTGGTGTACCACAGAAATTAACTGATTTAAACACATTATTCTTTAATGTAGCACCAACTGACAAGGACAGAGGTGATTTTGAAGATGTTTCAGGCGGTGGTTTCCCTAATGCTGAATCTGCATCTGAATTATCAATTCCAGAAATTAATGTTCAACTTAAATCTGAAGCTATTGTTGCTAAAACTAAAAAGTTAAAAGCACAATGGACACCAGAATTTGCTCAAGATTTAAATGCTTACCAATCATTAGATGCTGAAGCAGAATTAACTTCAATCATGAGTGAGTATATTTCATTAGAGATTGATTTAGAAAATCTTGATATGTTAATTACATCTGCTGGAGCTGCTGATGAGTATTGGAATGCTGAAAATAATAAATCATTAAATGCAGCTAAAGATACTTATGAAGATTTAGGATTCTTTAACACACAAGGACAATGGTTCCAAACTTTAGGAACTAAATTCCAAAAAGTAAGTAACAAAATCCACCAGAAAACTCTTCGTGGAGGTGCTAACTTCTTAGTTTGTTCACCAACAGTTGCTACTGTATTAGAGTCTATCCCAGGATATGCTGCTAACACAGATGGTGATTCTACTAAAGCTACTTACGCATTTGGTATCCAAAGAGCAGGACAATTGAATAACAGATTTACTGTTTACAAAAATCCTTATATGACTGAAGGAGTTGTATTATTAGGATATAGAGGAAATCAATTCCTTGAAACAGGAGCTGTATTTGCACCATATGTTCCACTGATCATGACTCCATTAGTATACGATCCAAATACATTTACACCACGTAAAGGTCTATTGACTCGTTATGCTAAGAAAATGATCCGTCCAGAATTTTATGGTCGAGTATTCTGTAGCAATTTAGGTCAAGTGTAATAAACACTAACTTATAATTTCTTAAAAAGCCTGGCGTAAGCCGGGCTTTTTTTATATTTATAAACAAATGTTATATTAATGGCTAAACAAAACACTGAAAAAACACCCCCAAAAGGTTCTGTAAGATTTTCATTATCACTTTCAGAAGAACAAAAAGCAGCTAAACAAGCTATATTACACCACCCATACAACTTTATAGTTGGTAAAGCAGGTAGTGGTAAAACATTATTAGCATGTCAAATTGCTCTAGATATGTTTTTTAAAAGAATGATAAATAAAATTATTATTACTAGACCTACAGTATCTACTGAAGACAATGGTTTTCTACCAGGTTCAGAAAAAGAAAAAATGGAACCATGGTTAGTACCTATTAGATCTAATATGAGAAAAGTTTACAATAAACCAGCTATATTAGAAAAAATGGAAAAAGAAGAATCAGTTGAATTAGTTTCTTTGGCTCATTTTAGAGGTAGAACATTTGAAAATTCTATAGTGATAGTAGATGAGTTTCAAAACTTAACTAGAGCTCAATTTAAAATGACATTAGGTAGAATAGGAAAAGGATCAACAATGATATTTTGTGGAGATAATCAACAAATTGATTTAAAAGATCCAAACTACTCAGCTATCCATGACATAGCTAAAATATGTGATTCTCAATATGTTTATAAAAGAGTATTACTAGATAATCACCGTCATGAAGCAATAGATGAAGTATTTGAAATGTTGAATGGAATGTAAATTTTCTACAGATTTTTCATATTTATAACAAAACATAAATATGGCCTCTACACTAACTCCTTCAACTTTTAATGTAAAAATAATTGAAGAACAAGTTGTTAAAAGTAATACTATAAAAAACCAAACAACATTTACTATTGATAGTGTCACTAATGTTGATAGAAGAACTGTAACTTGCCCTAGTGCTACATCTGTTGATTTATTTAACTTAGATGGTTCAACCCCAGGAGCTGGAACCTTTCCTTCAAGTAGTTTAAAATATGCTCGTATAAGTAATTTAGATGATACTAATAACTTATATGTAACAGTTAGTGGATCAGATGGAAGAATGTCTCAAGAAGTAACTCCTAAAAGTACTGTAATTATAGCTAGCTCTAACATAACATCAAGTATTGGATTAAATAGTGGTACTCTTAATGATGATATACAATTTGTTCAAGCTTTAGCTATTGGGGGTAATATAGATGTTGATTACACTATAGTAAACTCTTAATATTATGAATATACCTATTTGGTCAGGAACATCAACTTTTGCTACAGGACAAACCCCATTTGGTTTTTATGACACAGATGTAGATTTTCAAACAGATATTGACAAATTTGCTCAATTTGCTTCTCGTAGATTAGGTTATCCTATAGTAGATATAGAGCTGCAGTCTGGATCATTTTATACAGCTTTTGAAGAAGCAGTTACTACTTATGGAAATGAATTATTTGCTTATCAAGCAGCACAAAATTTTCTTTCATTCCAAGGAGCTTCAACTCAAATTGCTTCTGCTAATAATAGTCTTCCTAAACCTAATTTAGCAACATCTATTAGATTATCACAACAATATGGAGTTGAAGCTGGAGTAGGTGGAGATGTTACTTATCATACAGGATCAATAACTCTTGAATCAGGAATACAAGATTATAATTTAGAAACATTTGCTCAACAAGAAGGAGTAGAGGCACATGATCTAGAAATAAAAAGAGTATTTTATGAATCTACACCAGCCATAGTTAAATTTTTTGATCCTTATGCTGGTACTGGTATGGGAATGCAAGGTCTAATGGATTCATTTGGATTTGGTAATTCATCTCCTGCTATAAACTTTATGATGATGCCTATAAATCATGATGTAGCTAAATTACAAGCTATTGAATTTAATGATCAAATAAGACGTTCACAATATTCATTTGAATTAATAAATAAAAATTTAAGAATATTTCCCATTCCTGATGGAAAAATAACTAAATTATATGTAGAATATATTAAAAAATCTGATAGAAATAATCCTTATGTTGACAATGGTGGAGCTGATGTAATAACTAACATATCTCAAGTTCCATATTCAAATCCAGTTTATTCTACAATTAATTCAATAGGTAGACAATGGATATTTGAGTATGGTTTAGGACTAGTTAAAGAAATTTTAGGGTATGTTAGAGGAAAATATAATAATACAATTCCAATTCCAGGAGATGAAACTCAATTAAATGCTCCTGATTTATTAAGTGCAGCTACAACTGAAAAAACAGCTTTAATTGAAAGATTAAGAGCTTATTTTGAAGAAACTTCAAGAGATAAATTATTAGAAAGAAAAGCTAATGAGGCTGAGTCATTACAAAAGGAATTAAATTATGTTCCTTATACAATTTATGTAGGATAATATGGCATTATACGGAGGAGCTAGAGATATAAGTTTATTTCAAAAAGTTAACAGAGAGTTGCTAGGTAATATAATTACCCAACAATGTGTTTACTATAAATTAAAAATTAAAGAAACCAAAGTAAATATGTATGGAGAAGCTGCTGGAGCAAGATTTTATAAAGAACCTGTCATATTTAATACTTTAATTGAAAGAGGAGACCAAGAATATCCAGAGGATGATTTATTAGGAGTTGGTTATAATAGATCACTTGATTTTAAATTTTTTAGAGAAGATTTAATAGATGCTAATGTAGTTCCAGAAGTTGGAGATATAATAATGTATTATGAAGGATATTATGAAGTAGAATCTACAGTATCAAACCAATTGTTTGTAGGTAAAGATCCTAGATATCCTTACAATACTAATCCACTTAATCCTGGATTAGAAGATTTTGGAGCTAATCTTTCAATAATATGCAAAACTATTTATACTCCAGCTGACAAAGTACAAATTACTAAAGAAAGAATATAATGCCAGATTATAGAAAACCTATACCAAAAAGTCAAAAAGAAATTTCTAATAATCTAGTAGAACCTTTTGTTAATCCAGAAACAGGAGAAACTAGAGGTAATCCTAATTCACCTAAGGATAAAAGAGAAATAACACCTAAGTCTCAAAAAGGTATAAGTTTTAATAGATCTGAAAAAACTTCATTTAAAGGAGATGATGTAAAACCTTTTACAGTAAATATCCAAGATGTTGATGAAGCAATATTATTTTACTTTGAAAATGTAATTAGACCAACAGTAGTTCAAAGTGGAGAACGTATAGCAGTACCATTAGTTTATGGTTCTCCTGAAAGATTTAAGTCAATACAAAAAGATGGATTTTTTAGAGATAAAAAAGGTAAAGTTATGTCTCCAATTATTATGTTTAAAAGAGATAGTTTAGAAAAAAATTATGGTATAACTAGTAAAATAGATCCTAACAATCCTAATTTATATACTTCATTTCAAAAAGCATATAATTCAAAAAACTCATATTCAAATTTTGAAGTATTAAATAATAGAAAACCTACAAATCAATTTATAGCTAATATTGTTCCTGATTATGTAACTTTAAGTTATAGTTTTATAGTTCAAACTTACTATATAGAACAACTTAATAAAATAATAGAGGCTATTAATTATTCTTCTAATTCTTATTGGGGTGACCCTGAAAGATTTAAATTTAGATCTAGAATTGATACTTTTAATACTATTACAGAACTTAACCAAGGTCAAAATAGAGTAGTTAGAAGTACTTTTACATTAGATGTTAATGGATATATAATACCTGATGTAATACAAAAAGATATACATGCTGTTAAAAAATTTAATAGTAAATCTAAAGTTACATTTACTGCTGAAACTACAACAAATATAGAAACAGCTGGACAATAACCAATATTTATAAATAAAAATATATATGTCTGTTCCAATTACAAGCTCTGCTTTATTTTCCAAAGAAGGATTTCCTATTTCTACAGCTTTTACATCTGGTAGTACTCAACGGATTTCAGTTGTAAATGGACCTGCTTATGTGATTTTAGAATCTAGAAGACAATCAAATGGAAAATATACTTCTTCAGCTAACTTTATTGATGCTACTATAGATGGGGCTAGTCCAACTTTTAGTAATGTAGTAGATGCATCAATAGTAAGTGGTGATTTTATTACAGCTGGGGTAGTAGGATCAAAAACTAGAACAGGAAGTTTATTAGTAAATATTAATAGAGATCTACCAGCTAATGAAGTATTTACAAAACTAGTATCAGCAAATCCAGATGTTTATGTTTCAGAAATATTAGATGATGCTTCTTTTGTTTTTAATGTTAAAACAGATAATACTGGAGCTTCAAATAATAATCAATTTACATTACCATTAGGATCTTCTTTTAATAGTACTATTACAGTATCTGTTGATTGGGGAGATGGCAATACAGATTTAATATCAGCCTCAAATCAAGCAGCAAACACTCACACATACTCATCAGCTGGAACTTATACTATTAAAATGACCCCAACAGAAAAAGACACAGTTGGTATAAAAGGTTTTAGGTTTAATGATGGAGGTGATGATCAAAAAATGTTAA